CTTGCGGTTAATATGCGGTTAAACTCCGAAAGGCAAGTATGGCTAAAACAAAGGATTTGATTGAACTTAGCGACCTCGAAGCCCTTGGTGTTGAACTTGGCGCGGAGGCAGACAAGACAAAAGCGCAGAAGTGGATTACCTTTGTCTCAAGCTATTTGAGGTTGATCGCAAGGAATAACGGCGTCAATCTCGACGAGCGTTTGCTAATCGACAAGACCAGCGGCGAAGCGGTTTATACCGACACCGTTAAAATGGTAGTCGCAAACGCTGTAATGCGAGCACTTTCTCGCAGGGTTGAAGCCCCAGACGCGGTCTCTTACGCCCAGAGTGCTACGCCCTACGCCGAAACGGTCAACTTCGGTGCCAATGCGCTTCAAAAAGCATACTTCGAGCAAAAAGAACTTGAGCTGCTTGGATTTTCAAGTATTAGCGGCAAACGTAAAATTGGCTTGATGAGGGGGATTCGCGGATGAATTGGAAAGAAATCAATAGCAAGCGTCAGCTTCCAAAAAAGAAATATGAGTTTTATGAAGGGACTTATGATTTTGAAGACTTCTCTCGCGGGAAGATGGCAAAACTAATCCCGAAATCAAGAGTAGGCTGGGGATCGAGAGCGATTGAAGTGCGAGGCAACAAGACGACCTTCGATTGTTTTGAAAACGATGAACTCGGTCTCACGGAAATCGCGAAGAAATATCACGTTTACGAAGCCCTCGCTAAAATCAAAGAGGACATCTTGGTGGCCGGCTGTGGCTTTATGGGGTTAGTCGGCAAGCGCGTGCTTCCGTTCACGGCGCAAGAAGCCTCCGGCGTATTCGATTGGGAGGAACAGAACTTGAGTTTTGGCGCGGCGGCGTTCTCTGACGAGAAGAAAGAGTCTGGAGTTGCGCCAAGCGTAGACGACACCCCAAAAAGTTATGTGATTTACGAAAAAACGCGCACTCGTATCAAACTCGAAAATCAAGCCGAAAAGGAGATTGCAAACCAAACCGGACGACCGCTGATGGGACTATTTACCTATCGCTCGACGACTAAACACCCGATGGGCAGATCGGTGCTAAACCACGCGGCAAGAGACGCGATTATCGACGCCTCTCGCACGCTCCGCCAAGCGATGATTGCGGCTTATTATTACAACGTGAAAGTCGACGCGCTGCTTGGCGTCGATGCGGATACGGAGATTCAGAGGGTTGAGGGGCAAACTGGCGACACTGTCGTAATTGGCCCGAATTCCGACGGAGAAATCCCTAAAATCGGCGAGTTCGCGCAGCACTCAATGCAGCCGTTCAAAGAGACCATCGAAATCGCCAAAAACAGTTTTTGCGCGACAACGAAACTGATGCCATCAAATCTTGGCGAGCAATCAAACGCTCCGCAAAACCCGGAATCTTTGGAGATTATCTCGGACGACCTTCGCGATGAAATTATCAAGTGGCACGAGGAACTTGGCGAACAACTCAAATACTTCTGCTTAACGCTCTATATGGTAGATAACAACCTCACGAGCATTGATCCGAATCTGCAAGCCAAATATGAAGCCACAGTGCCGGTGTTTAAGCCAATTTACCGTGCTGACGTAGCCAAAGTTGGCGACAGCGTCTTCAAGATGGCGGAAAAAGCCCCCGGCATCCTGCTCTCTAGGCGACTTTGGCGGACGCTTGGTCTTGACTCTGAAGATATTGACCGCGTCATCAATTCGGTAGTAGAAAAACAAACCACGAGCCAACTCTAAAAAATCTCCCCCTGCGAGGCGGGGAGATTTTTGGTTTTATTTGTTTTAGATTTTGGAGTTTATGGTGTTCCCCCAAGTCTATTTTACTACATTTGTTCGGTTTTTGTATTGTTTTTGTTCGGTTTTTGTTCTATAATGTAGGTAACGTTATAACTTTCACGGAGGTAAAAAAGGATGCAGTTTTACACAAAGAACGACGCAGGCGAGGTCATTGAGGCAACACCGGCGCAGATTGAAGAACTTTTTAAGGAAAAATCGGATAAAATCGTAGCGAAAAAATTGGCAATCGCTAAGGAAAAAGAGCTTGAGAAAATCCGACCGGAACTTGAGGAGCAGATTCGGAAGGAAACGACCGACAAAATCCGCGCAGAAGTCGAAGCCGAAACGAAGACCAAACTTGATGAGGCTACTAAAGGCTGGAAGGACGCAGAAATGCGCATTCGCAGAAAAACCATTGCCGCTGAGTATGGTTTTAAGCCGGACGTAGAGGAGTTCTTGGGAAACGGAACCGATGAAGAAATGAGGGCTAAAGCAGACGCGCTCAAATCGAACTTCGGATCACAAACGACAAGCACGACCTTCCCCGAAAAAAAGACGACTAATCCGCCAGAAGGGAGTGGATTCGTTAAGCTTGTTGGCAAGACTAACGAATAATCGAAAGGAAACTTACAATGGAATCTCCATTTGCAATCGTTGATATTGCCAAGCAATTCAGCGACCAAACTTTTGTAGGCAAGATGAATCCGGGTGTCATTTATAAATTGACCAACCGCTTGCCGCAAGTCCAACTTGGCGACACCTCTTTCTTCGACCTCTCCGGTCGCACTAAGGGTGAAGTTGTTGGCGAGGGTGCAGCAAAATCTAAAACCCCGACCAACATTCCTCTCCGCCACGTCCGCACTGTCAAACTTCAATACACCGAGCGTATGAGCGAAGAGTTCCTCATCTTCGACGAGACTAAGCAACTTCGCGTCGTTGATACTCTCGCACGCAAGTGGATGGGTAGCGACTTCTTGAAAGATCTCGATACTCTCATCATCCACGGTATCAACCCGTTGACCGGAGAGCAAGCCACGTCTATTCAAGATTATATCTTGAAGCCCGGCTCTTCCATCGTCGTTCCGGCGGATTCTGATTCCGCTGCCGACATCAACGTCGCGCTCAAGACCGCCATTGGCTCCGTCAGCGACGCTAACGCCATCGGCTTTAGCAATAAAGCCTCTAGCAAACTCGCAGGTCTTACCACTAACGCCGGAACTCAAGAGTATCCATCTCTTGGCAAGTTTGGTCTCAACGTGGAAGCTTTCGAAGGACTTCGCGCCGCCGCTTCCAAGGAAGTTGGCGAGTTCAACGGTGTCCAGCTCGTCGTTGGCGATTACGACGCCATTAAGTGGGGTATCGCTGCCGAAATGCCAGTCGAACTCATCCGCTACGGCGATCCAGACGGACAAGGCGACCTCAAACGCCACAACCAAGTCGCACTTCGCTACGAAGTCATCGTCGGCTTTGGTATCGCCAACCCAGATGCGCTTGCCGTGGTTACGGCTTCCGCTGGCTCCGCTTAGGCACCAAGGCTTGAGAGTTTGGGCGGGGAACTCTCAAGCCTATTATTAAACTTAAATAAGGAAATCTACTGTGGAAAACGATAAATCCAACATCACGATTGGACTTCCGAAAGAAGGTGGCGCGGTCTTCTTCGCTCCAGCAGGAACAACTTTGCCAACAAGCGCAGACGCGGAGCTCGATAACGCTTTCGTCAACCTTGGCTATGTAACTGAGGACGGCGTAACTGTTAGCACCGAAGAAGAAGGCGACGACATCAAGGCTTGGGGGCCAGAAACCGTCGGACGTTCTCACACTGGCTATGGTAAAACTGTCTCGCTCGCTCTTATGGAAACCTCAAGAGTGGCGGTCTTACAGTTCTGCTACGGTGCTGCCAACGTGACCGTCAACGGCGATGGCTCAATGGCGTGGGATGACACCGGCGAGCCTCTACCGAGAGGCGTTTTGGTCGTTGATACGATTCAAAACAACGGCTCGACCAGCCCAAGAGTTAAGCGTCAAATCTTCGGAGATGCTCAGTTTGTTGACCGCTCTGGCGACCACACCTACAACAACTCCGATCCGCTCTCTTTCCCCGTGTCTATCAAGGCATACAAGTTCACCCCAGCAGGCTCTACCAAGAAGACCTACTGCCGAACTTATCTGTCTGCCGCGCAATCGGCGTCCGCCTAGAAAAAACCGAACAAAACCCGCACAAAATGCGGGTTTTTTGGTATAATAAGGGGAGTGTTAGTTTTAGAAGGTGCAGACGATTAAAACCAACCTTAAAAGGAGGAATATGGGAAAACCCAATAACGAAACCAAAGCCAAAACCGTTGAATTGTGGCCGGGAAAGACAGTAGAATTAGTCAGACCAGAACTCTTGAACGATTTTGATTTCATCTGTGATGTTCAGAAAGCTCAAAAAGACAACGATGTCGCAGAGTGCATCAGATTATATTTTGTATTGGTTGGTGGTGATAAGATATATGACGAGGTTAGGCAATATCTTATTAAAAAAACTGGCGTTTTTGATGTCAATGGGTTGCTCGAAATTGCAGAGAAGATCGGCGCGCTTTTCCCAAAAGCACAATCCTCCTCGCAGAAGCGTTGGTAATCTACTCTGACGAAATCGAGGCGGACTTCCAGCAATATTACCACCTAGACCTTAAAAAAATCATCCGTCGTGACTTCTGGCGAGCTGGGAGGCTATTCGCTCAATTACCGCCAAAGTCGCGAGTGATGATGGCGATTAACCCCGCCAAAGATTGGGATTGGGACAAGGAGACACAAAGTCGCATCCTCGCTAAACTCGATGAACTCCATTGTAGTTTTATCAACGTCAATAAGAAGAAGGGTGTTAAAAAAGCCAAACCCGCCGAGCAGTGGCAACCAAAATATGTCAAGGAAGCCAAAGCAGAAGCGGAGAAGCGAGAGAAGGAGAAGAAAAAGATGAGCAAAGCGCAGATGGAGGACTTCAGAGCCTTTTGGCAGCAACGCAACCCGAATGTGAGGATGACATAATGAGCAAAAACGTAAAGTTTTATCTTGACCAAACCGGCGTGCAAAAAGCTATCTATAAATCGTCGAGGCTTAAAGATGCGGAACGAGACGTGATGGAGCGGGCGTTATCGGAAACTAGGGCGGCTTTTCTTAACGAGTTCGGCTTCCAAGGCGAGTTTATTCTCGAATATCGGGAGGCGAAAGTCAACTCAAGATATATAAGCGGCATCCGACCAACTTATCGAATTAAGGCCGGCGACGCACGAACAGGAGCGGTCTTGAAGAGAAATCCAGGTTGGCTATCTCGTTTTTCTAGCGGAGCGAGTTTTTGACATATTTGTCGTATGCCTCATCGATGCTCTTTCGAGACGCAAAAATAAGCATCTGAAACGATCCTTTACTATCTCTCTCGTCAATAACTTTTCCTTCGACCATTACTGGTAGTTGTGCGGAAATCGCAATTAGTTTTTTTATATATTTTGAACGCTCTCTTTGTGTAGAATTATCGATTTCTAGTGGAGGGGCGATGTAACCAATCCAGTTGTTCTCGGTAGTCTCAAGGCTTTCGCAAACATTAACGTTGCAAAAGGGCATTTCTGGCCAACCATTTTCCGCTTGATAACGACATTGCGGAGTCAAAGTAAAATTCTTCACTCCACGTGAGGCAACGATTGCCTTCTGTTTTCCTTTTTGAGCATAGTGCTCTCCGTAAACTGGTATAACTAGATGTTTACCGGCGGCTATCACTACGGTTTTTTGTTCTATCTGTTTTTGTCTTAACTTTGATGTGGTTTTCGCTATGACACTGGAAAGGCTCTCATAAAGAAACCCTACCCCCCCCCCCCCCAATAGCCGGTTTTTCCATAAAATTCCTCCCCATCTCTAAAAAAATTTTATAAAAAAAAAAAAATTACACCCCCCCTCCGGGCCAAAACTGGTTAAACTTTAACAAAAGGAGAACCGG